CTGGCTAATACAGTTTTTGCCAAAGATAAACAATCAGCAGCACCATGCTTGATAGGATTAGCACCTAAACGATATGGCATGCCAATAAGATGTACAGGCTTCATCTATTCTGTATATCTCCAGTTACAGGTAACGCTCCAACGATACCTGTAGTTAAACGTCTGTTAGGTGCAGTCGTGCCAACAGCATCAATAGAACTGCTTAACAAAACTTCAATAGTTTCTGCATCGTAAGACAGTGAAGTTGCTAACCAATTATCTCTTGTTAAAAAGTTATTGCCATATATTTCTTGTGGATTCATTGTTTCTGGATCTACCTTGGAAACAAAGACTTCAACACTATATTTTTCTGTAATTACTTTCTGAGCAAAAGACATAGATACCTGATTATTAGCAAGAATTAAAGCAGCTTCTAAATTATCTCCTGAGTTATTCTTTGCAGCACCTTGATATATAAAATTTAAAAATTTGTATGTAAATTCTTTATTGTTTTCATCTGGATTTTGAGATGGAAAAACTACTTTTATTTGACTTTCGTCCAACTTATCGGGATTACATTTACCATTCTGAAAACGAAATTCAGTTTCACCAAAAGGTGTAGCCTCTTTAGGCTTTTTTCTGATGACTACAAACGTAGTGATAGCAGTGAGACTCATATACCTATCTTAGCTCTGGAACTTCTTGAGTTTTTAAGAGTATTTAATGTGCGTGACTGTCCTAAAGTAGCACCTTGTTTTGCAGCAGCATTTATTATCTGAGGAACAGAATCTTTTGGAACGTATTCATCTCCATTGAAGTTAAGGACAGGGCCAGTGTATTCAACGATTGTATTACCAGAAGAACCTGCAACCGTACCAGACGCACCAGAACCACCTGGGATGACAGCACCACCTCTGGCACCTGCGGAATATCTAGCCATCGCTCCAGACATCTTGGAGGACGGAATAACGTATTCTGGTTCACCACCTTCACCAATCATTCCAAGTGTGGGAGAACTGACGACTCCACCATATTGAAAAGCTTTAAAACTACCTGCTCTGTTGTAACCACCCTCTGCTTGGAATACCCGATCAAACATAGATCCAAACGCTCTATTTAAGAACATAGAAGCTAGTTGTCTTGCGACTCCTGCTAATGATTCACTTAATGTTTTTGTTCCTTCTATAAGACCCATGATTGCATTAGTAGTTTCATTAGCTAATAAGCCTGCAATTTCCTCTCTCGTAATTTTTAATTTTTTAGTTTCATCATGTAATTCTCTAGTCTTTTTGTTATTGTCTTCTAAAGCCTTTCCTTGACCTTCTATTAATTCCTTAATTGTTTTTTCTTCGATTTTTAATCTTTTCTTATCATCTTCAGTTTTCTTTCCTAATTTTATCTGTTCAACTATACCGTCTAACTGATCTTTTATTTGTGATTTCCTTATTTGTAAATTTTCTGTTGCTTTTTCATTTATTAATTCATTTCTTGCTAATTTTTCAGCTAAAGCTTGTGATTCTCCCTGTGAAACAAATTTAAGAGTTTTTTCACGCAAGGCAATCTGTTCTTTCAATGTTCTAGTAAGAGTTTGCTGTTCACTGTTAATTTGACCCATTTTAATTCGCTCTTTTTCACCAATAGCAAAAGCTTCTCTTCTTTTATTTAAATCCTTTTGATCTCTTTCAGCTTCTGGACTTTTAACTTTTGTAGTGTAAATCGTAGGAAATAACCCACCCGAAGGTGCAGCCAATCCAGTTGATCCAAAAACTAATCGGTCCACTTTTTCCATGTTGTTAATTCTTTTTTGTTCAGCCTGTATAGCCTGTGCTTCTTCGTCTCCCCTAGAAGCTGCAAAAGCAACAGTTCGCTCTTGATCCGCTTTTCTTAATGCTCCTTCAGCGCGTAAAATCCTTAAAAGAAAATTTAATATTGAAGCTCCAAATGCCTGTAATTTTGTTGCTGCCAATGTCATTGAAGACGTTATTAACCTAGAATTTTCTCCGAATCTTTTTAACGAATCTACACCTGCCTTACCAATTTGATTAGACATAAACTTCATCGCAGCATTAAAAGCTGCTGTTTCACCTTTTGTTTGTTGAATAAATTTTATCTGTTCAGCTTGAGCACTATTTTGTAATCCTAATGAAGTTACAACTGATTCTGTATTCCGACTAAATGGTCCTAGTGCCTGACCTAATTTAGCAGCACCTGAAACTAATTTATCTACTAAAGATCCAAGATTTGTACCAACGAGTGATAATGCAAAACCCATTTGACCTTTCATCATACCACCAGCAAAACCACCAGCAGCACCACCAGCAGCCGCACCAACTCCTTGCCCAAATAACAAAGGAAAAGCACCACCGATCAAAGCACTACTTCTTGCTCTTTCAAATCTTTGTTGCCTTTCTCTACCTCTTCTAACTCTAGATCGTCTATTTCTATTCCTTACTTCTGCCTCTACCACAGTTCCTGACCTAGTAGGATCAGCAGTTCTTCTTAAATTTTCTTGTGCTTCTGCTAATTCTTTTGCTCTTTTTGTTGCTTGAGTAAAAACTTCTGCTAAATTTTTTACTTCGATTCTTTGTTTGTTAAATATACCTTTACCTTCTGTTGCTGTCATATTAATTAACTCATTAAAATCTCCTAATTGACTATTTATTGAATTAACAGATTTACCGAAATTTTTTGATCCATCTAAAAATTCTTTTATTGTTAAAGTTGCTTGTCGAGATGCTACACCTACAGCATCACGCATTGGGCCTCTACCACCAATTCTTCCACCTCTTCCATAATCGTATAAATCTAATTTTTTCTTTTTTAATCTGTCTGTTATTGCATTTATATTTTTTAATGTTGACTCGACTTTATCTAAAGCTCTTAAATTATTTACCTGTAATTGTATTGCTGCTGTATATTTAGCGTTTGCCACTTGAAAAAAGATATTTTTTTTATTCTACCTTCGTCTACGAGCTTTTTCCATTTCTTTCTCTTGATCTTCATTCAATACTTGAAAATAAGCACTCCATCCTAATACTTCTTCTATTGTCATTTTTCTAACATCTGATAAACACATCCCTAACTCTTTTGCTATACCAAACTGCAACATCATAAAATTATCTTTTCGCAATTCAGCACTTAGCCTTTTGGGTCAATAGGTTCCTCTTCCTCCTGAATAATACTTAGCATTAACTTTTGTAAATCACTATCTCTTACTTCATTTTTTAAAATATCAATCTCACCTAGTTGAAATAATTTTTCACCAGTTTTATCCTGTGCTTTTGTTAACAATAAACGTAAAGCAAATTCATTAGCATCATCAGATTTTGCCATTCTTTGTGCCCTTTCTCTTTCAGCAAGAGTCAAAGGTGTCACCCACATCTCAAAGACCGTTCCATCAGATAATGTAACCTCTTTTTTTGTTGCCTCTAAATTTGCAGCTTTACGCAAACGATCAATCGCTCGCATGGTCTTGTTTGATGCCATAAATTATATATATTTACTATTATATTATATCAGCCCTTTGTAAGTTATCAATAACTATGATTTAGATAAATCAAATGTAGGCTGTGCAGAAGGTCTGAACTCTACACTTACTGATTGTGGATCGTCAGGATTAACACTGAATCCAGCAGATGTTAATGTCGCATCAAAACTTATAAAACGACTTAATGTATCACTGACATTGCCACCACTAAACACCTGATCTATATAAAGTTTAAATGAAGCACCTACCTGTTGTCTTTGTAAAACGTCCTTAATCATTCTATTGGCAAGAGTTGTATCCTCATCTGTCATGTAAACAGTAGCAGAACCAGAACCATCACCAAAACCTGATATAAACTTTTTAAATGGAACAAACTGTCCTGGTGTTCCTCCAATAGTTGTTACATCAATCTCATCTCTAGTAATCTCGAAAGTCCATTCTCTAACCTGAGAGACACTCTCATGAGCACCATAAGCTATCTGAAATACGTTTGGAGAAGCAGCAGTTCCAGTATCTGTAATATCAACAGCAGAACCACCATTGGTGGCAGAAACTGTTAGTGCTCCTGTTGCAGCAGTATAAGTTTTTATGAAAAATGTATCTGAAGTAGTCAGACCAGCAGGTAAAGTACCTGTACCAGCAGCACCTGTCTGAGAATTAACAACAGAGAATTTAACAGAATCTCCTGCTTCAAAATTTAAAAAAGAATCGACTGTAATTGTTTCCGTACCGATAGTAACGTCACTTGAGTTAAAAGTTCCAATAGTACCAGCAGGTTTATAGTAAAGAGCACCAGAGGTACCAGATAAACAAGTAGCTGCCATAACGTAAATGAA